CGATATGGCATATAAAAATATATATTACGAAAGAAATAAAAACCTTATGCATATATGGGATGATGCAACCGGGTACACTACAATACCATACCGAAAATATGCGTATAAAAAAGACCCAAATGGACAGCATCGTTCAATGTATGGCGATAAATTGACTCGTATTGGTAAGTGGGAAAAAGATGATGCAGAAGACCTGTTTGAATCGGATGTACCAGAAACAACAAGAGTATTAGTGGATATGTACGATTCCGATTTACCGTCAACAGGACATACTGTATTAACCTTTGATATTGAGGTTGAAATGATTACAGGATTACCAAATACTAGAGAAGCTAAAAACGAAATAACAGCAATCGCTGCACAAGATAATATCAGTAGAGTGTACGATGTGTTTGTTTTAGATAAAAGCAAAAAAATTAAAAACAATGCTAAAAACTTTGATAAGGATGGTAGGAAAGTTAATGTTCACGTTTTCGATAACGAGAAAAATCTCCTACTTGCATTTCTTGATTATTACGAAGAAATTAACCCAACTATTTTAACCGGATGGAATATTGACTTCTTTGATATTCCATATCTTTACAATCGTATAAAAAATGTATGTAGTGAGGGACACGCTAAACGGCTTTCACCAATCGGACAATGTTTCTATTCACCATACCGTGAGAAGTGGAGTTTTGGTGGTGTGAGCATTTTGGACTACATTAACCTATATAAAACTTACACTTATACATTGGAAAGTAGCTACACACTTAACTATATTGCTACAAAGGAATTAGGGCGTGGTAAGGTTGAATACGAAGGTAATTTGGATGACCTCTTTGAAAATGATTTGGAAAAATTCATTGAGTATAACATTGTGGATGTGGAGCTTGTAGCAGCGATGGATGATAAGTTACAATTCATTGAGTTATGTAGAGCAGTTTGTCACGCAGGGTTTGTACCATATGAAGATTATATATTTTCTTCAAAGTGGTTGGAAGGAGCATGCTTGGGGTATCTTAAAAAGAAAGGATTAGTAGCAACAAATAAACCAAAAGACCGTAAGGAACGAATGCAGGCTCTACGTGATAACAATGAAGAGAAATTCATTGGAGCATATGTAAAGGAGCCTATTGTGGGCAAGTATGATTGGATTTATGATTTGGATTTGACTTCTCTATATCCATCAATCATTATGACTTTGAATATTTCACCGGAAACAAAAGTAGGTAAGATTACAAATTGGAATCCAGAAGAATGGATAAAGGGAGAAGATAGGAACTATACGGTAGCAAATGAAACCGAACAATATGAATACTCTCGTCAGGAACTTGCTGATGTAATTAAAGATAGTAATTTGGGAGTAGCAGCAAATGGAGTTCTATATAATCAGGATAAACCCGGTCTAATTGCCGATATTCTTAATGATTGGTTTGATAAACGTGTTGAGTTTAGAAAACTTGAGAAAAAATATGGTGAAGCCGGTGACACCGAAAAATATGAATTTTATGCAAAAAGACAATTGGTTCAAAAAATTCTTCTTAATTCTATGTATGGTGTTCTTGGTCTTCCTGCCTTTCGGTTTTATGATATTGATAATGCTGAAGCCGTTACGATTACAGGTCAAACGGTTATTAAAAAAACCGCCGAAATGGCTAACATAAAGTATTGGAAAGAACTTGGAACAAAAGATGATTACAATGTGTACATTGATACGGATTCAATTTATATGATGGCCGAACCATTGGTTAAACATAGGTTTCCTGATTATAAAACATTTGACCAAGACCGAATGGCAACCGAAGTTAATACAATCGCCGAAGAAACTCAATCATTCTTAAATAAGTTTTACGATATATTGGCCGAAAGGTTTTTCTTTATACCGAAGGATAAGCATCGTTTTGAGATTAAAAAGGAGTATATAAGTAAAGCAGGATTTTGGGTGGCAAAAAAACGATATGCACAATGGATGATTTTGAAAAACGGAATCAAATGTGATAAGCTTGATGTGAAAGGACTCGATGTAGTTCGTAGTTCGTTTCCAAAAGCATTTCAAACATTTATGGCAGGCATACTAAAAGATATTCTAATGGGTAAATCGCATGAAGAAATCGATGAGAGCTTAATTCAGTTCAAAAAAAATATGCCAAACTTACCTGTAAATAAAATAGCAAAAGCTGGAGCAATTAAGGAATTAAGTAAGTATGATGATGGTAGTTGGAAGGTTGGACAAGCGGTTGGTGTATTTGAGAAAGGAACGCCTGCGCACGTTAAAGCCGGTATAGCATACAATCGTTTATTAAAATTCTTTAATTGTGCATATAAGCACGAACCAATTAGAGATGGTGATAAAGTAAAATGGGTATATCTTAAAAACAATCCATTAGGACTTGAAACTATGGCATTTAAAGATTATAATGACCCAACTGAAATATTGGAGTTCGTTGAAAACTATGTGGATAGGGGCGCAATGTTTAAAGCAGAGCTAGAAAACAAAATTGATGACTTCTATACGGCATTAAAATGGGAAAAAGCAACAAATGAAGCAAAAACAGCTAAAAAATTCTTTGCATTTTAAAATATTTTTCGTATATTTACATTAACAATAAAATTTAAAACAACAAATATGAACAAACAAAATCTATTAAGATTTATTCAAAAGTATTCATTGGGAGGACTCATTGAATCAGTAGCGTGGAACGCTGAAGGTAACAAATTATCAGTAAGATTTATTTCTGATGATAAAACTCTATTAGGTGAAGTTGAGTTTAATGCATTCACATCTAATACAATGAATGTTGGTATCTATACTACATCATTATTGAAAAATATGATTGGTATTTTGGATAGTGATATTACATTGAAAGTTGATAAGGCTGGTGAGAAATCGGTATCTCTAAAATTAACATCGGATGAAACTGAAACATCATATCAATTGGCAGACTTAGGAGTTATTCCTCCAGTTCCGGATTTAAAAGCAATGCCTGAATTTGGTATTAGTATTGAAATGGCTTCTACAATGATTGATAAATTCATTAAAGCAAAAGGAGCATTGAGTGATATTGATACATTTACTGTATTTACCGAAGGTGGTGATTTGAAAATGGCAATCGGTTATTCTTCAATATCAACAAATAGAGTAACATTTAGTTGCCAGAAAGGATTTGAAGGCGATGTAAAACCAATTAGTTTTTCGGCAAAGTATTTAAAAGAAATCCTAACAGCAAACAAAGAAGCAACATCGGCAAAATTAAAAGTATCAACCGATGGTTTATCGCACGTTGAGTTTCAAATTGATGACTTCGTTTGTAAATATTATCTGGTTGAAATATCTAACTAATAAAATATAAAAAATGGCAGAACAATTAAGTTTATTTAACGAAGAGCAATTAAATAATTTGGAATATATTAAAGACGCGGAATGGTGTTTTCAATTTTTTGATAATGAACCTGTTGTTATTGGGTTTTCACCAGATGAATCTTCCAGTGGTAATTTGGTTTTAGAATTAAAACCAACAACGCAAGAAATATTGACCTTTAAGCAAAATGGAATGCAATTTAGAATTTTTCCTAGAGAAATTAGTGAAGAAAGTAAACTATTAAGAAAACAACAAAAAGAAGAAAATGCAAGTGAAAATAAAGAAGCTGCACAATAATGCAGTAATACCAAAATACGCAAAGTCCGGAGATGCCGGACTTGATTTAGTAGCAACCGAAGTATTGGATGGATATGGGTTTAATGTAACATATGGTACAGGTTTAGCAGTAGAAATTCCAGAGGGATATGTTGGGTTGATATTTCCTCGTTCATCGATTCGTAAATATGACATATCATTAACAAATTGCGTTGGTGTAATTGATAGTGGGTATCGTGGTGAAATTCAGGCTACATTTCGTAAAGAAGCAGGTGCACCATCTGTTCGATATGAAGTAGGTGATAAGATTGCACAGCTAATTATCATGCCATACCCATATATAAATTTTATAGAAGTTGATGAATTATCGCAAACTGAAAGAGGAACAGGTGGATTTGGAAGTACGGGTTCCTAAATATTTTAATACCAAATGGTTGAAAAATACCGACCACATATATTTATTATAAAATACTATTATGATAATATACAAGGTAACTAATAAAGTAAATGGTAAAATTTATATAGGCAAAACAAAGCAACCATTATCAAAAAGAAAAGCAGCGCATTATGAAAGAGTAAAGTATAATTCTGTAACTAACTTTCATAATGCTCTACGATTCTATCCAAAAGATAATTTTATATGGGAAATTGAAATAAAATGCAAGGATGATATTGAATTAAATCAGTATGAAATGTATTTTATTAAAAAATATAACACATATAAAGACGGGTATAATATGACAGAAGGAGGCGATGGTGGGTTTACATATAAGGTTGGTGATGAAATTTACAATAGAGTAAAAGATAAATTAGGCAAGTGGAAAAATGGAAATCCAGGAGCAACAAAAAACGCTATTGAAAAAAGATTAAAAACTTTTGAAACTGTAAAATGGAAAGCAGGGGAGTTGCATGGAAATTATGGCCATTCTCATAACAAAGGAATTTTAATTGGTATTAAAAACCCAATGGCTAAACCTATATTAATTGATGGGATTGAATATGAAACAATTTCAAAAGCAAGTATAACATTATCAATACCGGAATCAACTATCCGATATAGATGTAAATCAAAAAGATATAACAATTATAAATATAAAAACGAAATATGAGTTTTTTCGCAAATGAAAATAACAAAAAAGAGCATAGTTTATGGGTGGAACGCTACCGTCCTATGACTCTTTCCGAATATGTAGGAAATGAGATTGTAAAGGAAACGATACAACAATATTTGGACACAAATGATATTCCACATCTTTTATTTTATGGTAAAGCCGGTACAGGCAAAACCACATTAGCAAAGTTGATAGTGAATACAATCAAATGTGACCATATGATAATCAACGCATCCGATGAAAACAATGTAGATACGGTAAGAACGAAAGTAAAAAACTTCGCATCTTCGGTTGGTTTCGCAGGTTTCAAAGTGATTATCCTTGATGAGTTTGATTATATGACTCCAAACGCACAGGCAATCCTTCGTAACTTAATGGAAACATTCAGTAAGCATTGCCGTTTCATTCTGACTTGTAACTACATTGAGAAGATTATTGACCCTATACAAAGTCGTTGTCAATCATTCGCTATAACTCCACCAACTAAAAAGGATGTAGCAGTTCAGGTTACAAAGATACTTGAAGCTGAGAAGATTAAGTTTGACATTAAGAATGTAGCAGATATTATTAATTCATATTACCCAGATATTCGTAGGATATTAAACACTTGCCAACTACAATCGGCAAAGGGTGAGTTGAAAGTAGACCATAAAATAATGGTTGAATCGGACTTCAAATCAAAGTTAGTAGAACTCTTGAAATCCGGCGATGATAAGAGAAATCTATTTCTTAAAATCAGACAATCAGTAGCAGATAATCGGCTTAATGATTATTCAGAAATGTATACAATGTTATATGAGAAGGTCGATGAATATGCGGCTGGTAATGTGGCAAACACAATACTTACTATTGCAGATGGTATTTCAAAAGATGCATTGGTAGTAGATAAAGAAATCGTATTTTGTTCAACTATAATCCAGATTTTGAATATCATAAAATAAAAATCTTAAAAGATTTTAAAGGACAACTTTGGTTGTTTGATAGATATTGGACTTTAACAATTAAACTTAAACAATAAAATAAAACAAAATGGACGGACAACAAATGGGCGGAGCGCCCTTAAACTTTTCCCTAAATGATGCGAGGGATATGAACTGTGAATGTGGTAATGGTATTTATATGGATGGATATAGATTTAAAAAAATATCAAGACTGATAACAGGAGAAGCTAAAGATTCAGTATTACCAATTCAGTTGTACTTGTGTACACAATGTGGAAAGCCTTTACAAGAACTTTTACCTGAAGAATTAAAAGATAAACCAACTATACAATAATATGGCAGCCAAAAAGTTATTT